TAGAAATGTGCTATTCTGCATATAGTCTATTGCACTGCCATGTAATCTGGAAACAAACCCCTTAATATTTGCTAGGACTTTAGAATTACAATGCTGTTTAGAATATAAGGCACATAAGGCATCAGGTAGCAGTTTCTTTGTCATACTTAACATCTTAACTTCCAATGAAAGTTCCTTATGTATTCCATATAGACTTTTACGAAATAATGCAGTATTTGCATCTTTTATAGCAGGTCTGAAGAGTTCCGCCGAAAAACTAATGAGATGAAGAGCTAAGACAGCAAGAATAGATTCCTTATTCGCAGAGCATAACCATTTTAGAATGGACTTAACTTGCTCAGGCGCATTTATTGACCATATACGCCGCTCCCACCCCTTATCAATATCTAGACCACTCATAAAGGCCGACCATTCAAACTCTGGCATCCAGGAATTCCATGAAGACCCATGTTTAGATTGTGCAATGTGCTGACATGGCTTAGTAAAGGCAGCCGCCAGTGATATTTCTGCATCAATTGCCTTATATAAAAAGGGTAGACCAAGCTCAATGGAACATGTGCTAACAAGTCGTTCATAGGCCTTCCAGACATCTGAATCCCTGAGTTTAGAATTTAAATAATATTCAATGGGCAGTAAGAGGTTTCCAGGGCTGAGGGTTGCTCGAATACGATAGGGAGGTTCTAATTCTCGAGCAAGGTTTATACTTAAAATGCTAGATAAAGAACAGCGAACCATCCAGCCTAGGAAGACCGCTATATCGGCATTTTCTTTACTGGCCATTAGATCATGTAGACAGACATGCAAAAATGCTTCCTCCTTTTCTACAGTCTTATTCTTCCAGATATAGCCTAGAAGAGCCAGATGTTCCTTGGGTGTAGTAGGAGTGGTGGTTTTTATTAATTCTTTAGAAGTAGATAAACTATGTAATATTTCTAGAAGTTCCTTGTCAGTAGCATTACTTGTCTTATCCATTATGCTATACTGCCCTCGCCACTCTGGTAGTTTATGTTTCTCCAACCATGTCTCATTGACTGCTAAATAGAAACTCTTCCCTGGGTCTTTGGTTAGTTTTAACCGGGGCCAATGGTGCAAGGCCATTGCTCTGAATTATATGCATATTTTGCCTGAGAGAGGAAATGCATGACATTGTATGATTATTGCGCTTTAAAATCTTGCTTTTTAAAGTTTTTGTGAGGGCAGAATGGCGCTCATAGAGCGCAGATTTTGCGATAGGCAGGCCCAGAATTAATAATTTATTCATTGCGGACCTCCTTCTAAAGTTGGTGAGGATTTTTGCTGGCTTTTTCCAGAAAGAGTTTTTGCTGGCTTTTTTCAAGAAGGGATTTTTGCTGGCTTTTTTCTAAAAAGCCTACTGTTTCCATGCAGCGCAGCTGCATGTGTGGCAATAGAGTCAGTAGGACGCTATTGCTTCTATCTAGCAAAGCTAGATAGTTAATGGTAAACGCCGAAGGGCGTTTACTGTTTCCAGTTCTTCCCACAATTCAAGCAACTCACAAAGATCGTCATCGGTTCATCAGCAGATCTCGTCTGCAGCTCATAATATGAGCAGAGCTTCTTCTTGCACTGTGAGCAACGGAACCTATCCGTCGCCATGGCCAGATTACCCTCCAGAATACGCTTATCACGACGGAACTGCTGATCCTTCAGATCCTTCCAATTCGCAGGATTTAGCTCATAAGGAGACCACTTACCAATAGAATCAAGGCTAAACTCTCCATCCTTCCAGCGCTCAATTAGTGACCGGTTTCCAACATATGAATTCGGCTGGAAATTAGTCAGTGTGCGCTTTGCAATCATCTTATAGAGCCACTGGAATACCTCGTGATCCCAAGTCAAAGGAACCATATGTTTCTTGGCATCATCAAGAGCCGCATTATAAATTCCGCGCTCAAGGTCACCAATATCGTCCTCATCACAGTGCTCACTTAGTAGTGAATGGAAGACATTAATCATAGACATCCTTATGGGCACAGTAGTCATCTTCGTCTCAGCCTCTGGCTCTAGAACCGACTTGAACTGAAACTGGAGTTGCTGGGGATCAATCTTAGGAACCTTCCTACTGATCCTAACACGCGGTGCCTCCTCCTCTGCCTCAATTACCTCCTCCTCGAGATCAATTGCATCATCGCCTGCATCTATGTCAACTTCCTCCTCTTCTGCATCAGCATCTTCCTCTTCATCAGCATCGGCCTCAGCATCTTCATCATCCTCATCCTCCTCTAATTCCCCAGAACACGCCTTCTCATAGAAGACCTCGTAATCAGCTGGAAGAAAGGGGTCGATAAAGGCGGTCGATGTATCCCACTTATTCTTACTTGAGTGTGAAATGAGTAGAATACTGCCATAGATCTCAGTTACCTCGCATGGAGGAGGCAACTGATGCTGAGAAAGTTCAGACTCCTTGCCTGTAATGTAACCAAACATTGTAATGCGCTTTGGACCATAGGGATAGGATACGAGCACCGTGGGCGCAACCTTCTTCTTTAAGAAGAGCTGAATATCCTTGAGAGTTGGTTTTGCAGCAGCATGCTTCACGCGAGCAAGGGATACATCGCCGTCGGGTTTTAGTTCAAGAGCTGAGAATGTGCCGGCCATCTATCTAGTGTATAGCCTCACGCTTAAATCCCAGGCATTCAAATTTAGTAGATACAATGAACTCATGTATAAAGCGAACATGGGCACGGGGAATATCGATTGAAAGTAATACTGCAATAGATATTTGGGATTCAGGATCTCATAAATATGAGAGGTGGCCAGACGGAGATGTATGCTGGAAGATTATTTCTAGAGAACTTACACCTACTGGGTTTTCGGAGATTCTTGAGAAAATGCCTGAGTGTTTTACGCCTGGAGTGGTAATACACTGGGCGCGGGTTCCTTTACTGATTCAGGGCCCTTCAGAGTATCAACTGGGGCAGTGGAGCGTATCTGTAGAGAGTCAGGAACAGGCACAGGCGCAGGCTCAGGCGAAGCCACAGCCACAGGCTCAGGCGAAGCCACAGGCGAAGCCACAGCCACAGGCTCAGGCGAAGCCACAGACGCAGAACTCCGAAAAAAAGGGCGCCAGGGAAGGCAGGTTACAAGGGCCACAGGGACAAAGGCAACGTGAGGGATACAAGGGCGCTGGCGTGAGAGCACCGGAACCGCCGAAGACACAGACGGGGTCACAGGAGAAGCAACATCTGTCAAAAGATCAGTGGGTGAGAGTGCAGCCACAACAGAGACCTCGGGGCCATCTACCGAAACCGTCACCGCTCCTGATAAATCAGAAATAGCTGTTACAATAGTTTCAGTAGTTTTCTTAGAAAACCAAAACCACACCATATACTTATACTATATATAATTATCTTTAGACCAATCAGAATGAAATTACATCTAGTAATGTATTACATTGGCATAGCAATTGTCTTCTTTTCACACATATACATGGCATTTCAAAATATGGCAATGACCGCCAAGGAGGTGCGTATGCATGCATATCTAAATTTATTTGCTGCAGCATGTATTGCATATTATTTCATGAATAAGGAGAACTTTATACAATTTTAGAATCTCCGGCCTTAAAGAACGCCATAATGCACTGATTTTTTTCCTATGAATGCCACAGATGTCATTCCGGATTGGTTTATTATTTGGCCTTCTAGTTGTTCTAAGTGTAGCCCTCTGGTTTATGCCAAGAGAAGGATTTACGCCACTTAATACATCGACCGCTGCACCCGTGATTGAGCGCCAGCCCATTATTTATCCTGCACGGAGCACAACCCCTGCAAGCCCATCGACCCCAAATCAGATGGCACCTCCTGAAGAGATCCGTGTGGCAAGTCCAGAGGTAGCACACGATCCTTATTCACAGAATGAAGAGTCCGCGGCTATTCCTGAGCGTCTAAGACACCCTGAGCGTATGTTTCAGCCTGGACCTGATAATACAACCCATGGAATTGCAGAGGCTTCTGGTATAGCCAGTGAATCCGCATCACAGGCTGGAAATGCAATGCAAACATTTACTCCTGAATTTGCTCAGAATGGCGGCGAATTCATGCATGGCATTATGGCCAATGATACTTCAGAGCCTGGAGGATATTCTGCATTTTAAGATTAATTTCGGTCTTATAAATAAATGAATAAACAAAATGAACAAAATGAACAAAATCTTCTTCTAAAACAAGTATACGAGGAATTACCAGTTAAGGCATCATTAGATCCTGCACTTGAAGCTGCAGGAGTTTCACAAGCTGTTACAACTGTATCTACAAAATCTCCTACCTATGATAAGCCTCAAGTATTAGGATATATAAAAGAGCTAGTTCAAAATTTTTCTGATATGCGTATACGAGGTGAAGCAGTGGGAGTTGGAGCAACTGCAATACAAGGGACCACATTGACTGCAGCTGGAGTTGTGGCAGGAGTAACTGCAGGTGGTGTAACTGTAGCAGGCGCAGCTTTAGCATTTCCATTAACTGCAGCTATAGCTGCAGTAGCAGTTATAACTGGATTAATTCTAAGACAAACTGCCCTGAATGAGGAACTTCGCGTAAATTTAATTATGATTAAAGGTGAAGTAGAAAGAATCTATAATATTTATAAGGTAATTGAAGAAATTGCAATAGAAAAAAAGCTACCAATTAATACTGAATTGGTAAGAAAATTTACTATTATTCTCAGCAATAATATTTTAATAGTAGCTGGGCCTGACACATTTGAAATGATAAAGACGTTGAGTCTTGGAAATGGCGATGCATTATTTCAATCTGAATCATTTGGACAATTAAAAGCATTTAATAAATCCCAAATAAATGCCCAGCGTAAGACATGGTGGAAATTTAGTTTTTTTAAAAGAACCATTGTTCCCATGGAAGTTTTACGAACCATTGTAAGAGATATTACAATCTTAACTGTATTCTTTACTATTTTACAAAGTGAATTTGATCTACTTTCACGAGAAAAAGAAGAAATTGATAGAACTGCCTTATTTAAGGCTATTGCTAGTGATTCTGGAATAAAATTTCAACCTAACACAGTGCAAGCCTTTGAACAGTATTACAAATCAAATAACTGGATGAATAGTGATGCATTTAGAAGATTTAAGACACAACTTCCAGTAAATAATTTAAATATTGCAATTAATGATGCAAAAGTAGGCAAAGATATTCATGGACCAGCGGCTCCGTTCGTTAATCCTTTGTCTGAAGGTTCAAATAGTCCTAGAAGTAACACTTCAAATCCTAAAGGAGGTAAGCGAACGATGCGCAGAACTCACATGAAAAAGCGTCAGTCTAAACAAAAAACTCGTTCTCATAAATAGAATGCATCCTCGAACTTCGAATAAGACGCATCACTCAGATAAGCCACGTTTCGTAAATCCGTCACATCAAGAACGCAATTGGATTCGCACAATACCAGCAATATACCCTGATATTCTGCGAGCCCCAGCCGTTTCCTATAAACCCGAAAGAGATGATCCACGGATTAGAGCCAATAGATATCTAACCTTTGCACGCCCCTATAGAGGAAAGCAAGGTCTTCTCATTATAGGAAATGAATTCCGACCCGTTATCATCGACGAGTCCCAGCCAGATAGGACCAGCGTCCTACCTATGCGTCTAGACAGAGAATCTCTCAGAGGCACATGGATTTTCGCAATTACTCTTTTTCATCCCGAAGGCCTCATACAGATTGAGGATTGCATTGTTGCCAGCGACGTTGAGCTACGTTCAAGCCTGCCCTTTAGTGAACGATTTGCCCATATTCAGAAATTCTCAGAAAACATCTGGTTCAGTGATCAGCGATTCCAGCTGAACTGGCAGCTTACGATTACAGAGTTCTTCCCACTTATTTCAATTAAACAGGCTCT